TTATATCTTGCATATCTCCATCAACACAATTGGAGACAGCCTGTCTAAATTGTCTGCAAATATCACATCGCTATATTGAGAGATTAATAAGAAACCGTCCTCATCCACTATTACATCATTAAATTCATACCAGTGCTGGTTGTTATTAATGACCTTTGATGAATCTGTGGCTGGAACTTGGATAAGCTGATTCTGTACTCTGATTATATTCGGGTACTTATATGCAGTATGTGTTTTAGCAGATAACAGAAGTTTCACCTTATAGTTTCCAGCAGGCATTTCGGTTAGGTACTTAACTGCCTGTTGTGTCGAATCTGTTCTTATACCACCATATAATTGAATCTCTTTTTTACCACTGTTTACAATCAAGTTGTTAGGATATACCCCATTTTCATCAATAAATGTAGGAGATTCCCAATATGCAGGGGTTATATTTACCTCTAATGAAATGCCATATTTAGCTCTGAATTTGTCTATAATCGTCTTATTATATTTATAATATTTACCAACTTCTTTGCCTATTTGCATACCTTCTAAGTCTAATATTTGCGGAACACCAGCTTCTGCATTTGATACTTTATTAACATAGCCAACGCTATCCACTATTCCTGCTGTTGTTACATTTCCAAATAAAACAACTCGGTGCTTCCCTGTGAAATTAACATTAACAACCTTTTCTACCACCTCATTCAAATTATTTCGTCCTTGAATTGTGATAATATGAATACCTTTAGCTAATGGTATATCAACAGAATCTGCCATTCTACTCCAGACGGTAAATTCACCTTCATCAACCTTGTATCTGAACTCATTTATATTCTCATAATAAATTGCACATTCTATGTGGTCATCATATTTGAACTGTGCATTTGGAGTTAGTTCAATTAAGGGGTCATTGACACCATCCACTCTAATAACTTTAACCGATACTTTCTCAGTATTAGAATAGCCATATACATTTCTTAATCTAACATACACATTCTGCACCACTTCAAATAAAGGTTTAATATCAATCTCAAATGTATTACTCAAACAACTAGCATCTAGAGAATCATACCATTTATGTGTTCCAGATGGTATAGAATAAGACTGTACATTAGAGAAGGTTTCCGAATCTGAAACATCAAGAAAGTTAGCTTCACCAAATTCTTTATTAGCATTTACTGTTGTTAATGAAAGCTTTGCAACAGTAACGGTCTCTGGACAAGACACAGAAGAAATAACAGGCACTTCGTTAAATACTGGAAGCTGGGAACTATATGGAGTCTGTAGCTCTCCCAATAATCGGGTGAAGTACCAAGCATTATCCAGATTATCATTGGTTGGATTTTCCAAATACTTTTGAACATACCTAGAAGCACGCTCGGTTGTATCCGTAGAATAACCAAAATTGATTAATCCCGTTTTCAGATTCTTACTAAACGAAGTAACACCTTTACCTCTTGTTACAATAGCAGTTTCGGGTAAGTTACGAATAATTGCAGAATAAGTTTTATAAGATAGATAATCTGGAATAGTTATATTAATAATAAATTTACAACCAGTAGAAGTTATCAGCTTACTTATCTTCGCTACACGTTGGTAATACATATACTCAATGGCTTCATCTGCTGAGCAAAACCAAATAGTATCACTACCATTAGCTCCTGCTATATCAAATATTTCTTCGAAGAAGCTCAAGTCTTTTCTTAAAAGAGCCGTATTTTCATCACTTATACTACCATTAGGTTCTATATTATATCCTAATCCGTGAGTTAATTCAGTAGCCAGCGTTGGTTTTCCCAGCGAAGCAAGTTGGTGCTGCGTACGCCATAAGTTAGACCTAAACGGATGATTTTCAGAATAAACATACGATGTATTTAATGTGTTTCGTATTTCTGACAGTGGAACATTTGACAAATTAGAGTCCCAACTAAAAGCGGTACGATGAGCAGGCAATCCATAGTGAGAAACAGAAGCAGGAAAGCGTTCCCCATAGGTAGTGCCTTTCTCGTTATTAGCAAGAGATTCTGGCGTATAAAATGCTGCACCTCCTCCAGACATTAATAATGTCTTAGGGTCTTTGATACAAGGTTGTGTATAATAAGGGTCTCCATCTGGATTAGCATAAGTAACAGAAGTATAACCAAATTTACTATGCAGAACATTGCGGTCACGCTGTAAAGGATACGTATAATCGTTTTCATATTTCTGCTTAATAGGGTCAGAAGTAAGAAAGTTCATATTATGTAAGATGAAGTGTCCACCATAATCTTTATGTTTTAATATATCCTCTCTTTGAACTTCAGTTGCATTACCCGACTCAAATGAAAGCCCTAATTCCGTTTCTACAACTCCAGCTGTATCAAAAACAAAAGGAATAAGCGTATTACATCCATCTGTATATCCCAATCTTCTCGGTGAACGTCTTTTGTCAGCCATTGACAATAAATTCATCTCACCATCTGTACGCTCATAGCGTTTTATATTTTTAGGAAGATATTCTCTATTACAATATCTAAATGCCATTCTCCATAAAGAAGTTAGGTTATCATCGTTTCTTAAACAGTAGGTGAACTTCTTATCATATTTATAATAAGGTATCTCCATTGACATAGCTTCTGCCTCTTCCTGTGTACATTGTACATCTACATCAAAGTTATATGTAATTAGTTCTGGCTCTTTATAGAATATAGGAGCAACAATATCTTCTTGGTATGTATTTCCCTCACTTTTGAAACTCCAATTGATATACTTGTATCCAAACTCGGCATACAGTTCAATATCTACGATACCATCGGCAGGCATGGGCGTCCAGTCTACTGATTGCAAAGTAGACTCTGCGCCATTCTCTTTGATTGTCTCACTGTACTTGTAGTGCGTCGGAGCACCTCTTTTCATCAGTTGCCACTTACTAAAGATATTGCTCACTGAGTTATCCGTATTGTCAATACCTTGGCAAGAAACCGATACGGTAAACGGCACTATTTCCATAGTAAGGCTAGCTCGTACACCGTTTTTATTGACTGCATTGATAGTTACCTCTCCGGTAGTAGCTATAGGTGTAACGACTCCGGTAGCTGCGTCAACCGTCGCCTTAGACGTGTCGGAACTGGTATAGGTCAAAGCTAAGGTAGCATTCCCCGGCGTAGCGATAGGTTCGAGTTGCGTAGTAAATCCGCTCACCAACTTGTTGTTCTCGCTACTGAAGGAGAGCCCAACAAGAGTAATCTCTACTGTAATAGCACATTCGGCAAAAGCACCGCTACGGGATTTTACCTTGATTAGACACTCACCTTTGCCAACGGAGGTTACAAGACCATTATTCACTGTTGCAACCAATCGGTTGTTGGTAGTCCAAGATAGTACTGTATTGGTCGCATCCGAAGGCTCATATGTTGCCGTGAGCTGCTTGTTCTCGCCCAACTCCAACACTAAGGCGTCCAAGTCGACAAACACTTGTTCGATAGGAATACCGCCCACATCACCTCCTCCGCCAACGCTGAACGGATACTCACCAAGGAAAGCCTGCGTAATCTTCCCCCCTTCGATGATGACGTACATTGTCTTTGGATCAAGATTGGTCAACGCATTGTACTCGTCGATGCTTCCGAATATCTCGCATCCCATTCCGTTAGGTTTGCTATTCTCGATGATGGGAGCCAGCACCTTCTCTTTGAATACCCCGAAGGTCATGGATGCTGCAAAGTGCGCATTGGCTGCTTGCGTCATCATAAATCTGTCATCGTCGTGTATCTCAGACATCGGAGCGAAGTCTTTGACGTCTAATTTTAATTCTTCTGCCATATTAATTGATATTATAGTTTTCGCTATTGATTACTTCCATTGATCCGCGGTATCAACCATCCACCATGATTTATTCACGGAGTCATAACAGAACTGCAAACAATACCCTTTTCCGAAATTGGTTGATTGTACGCGCCTGTCAAACGTTTCTGATATTGTATCGCCCGGAGCTGCCGTAACTGTTATATTACCACCACCTTGTTTTTTGATTATTATCAACTGACCATCTTCGCATTCGGAAGGGAGTGTGTACGTTACATCATTTCGTGCAATACTCAATATGATGGAATCCATTTTACTTAGTGTTTGACTCGTAGACAATCTACGCTGACGCAACCTAAATCCAGATATACGCCCCTCGGGTATATACAATGCACTGTTTCCGGTGTATACCATATCATCATAGGCTTTAGCCCCAGTAACGCTCAAATACATCCCTGTATTTCCTACACCGATGTTGGATGTTTCTCTATTAACCGCTATTCGTATCGGAGTAACAAGCGCACCTCCACCAGTGGCAGGAAAGGTATCTGCACCAAAATAAACACTGGCGTAGCTGTTGATAAAACGAATTAAGCTTCTCGAAAGAAGCATTTCATTCTCATCTCCCTCTTCTTTGTTCTCTAATACGCCATTAGATATTGTGAATCCAGCTATTTTTCCTGATTTAGCATTTACTTCACCGGTAAATGTTCCTTCGTTCGCTTCAACCCTTCCTACAAATTTATACTCCTTCGTGTCTGGGTCAAGCGCAAACACCACTTTATCATCCACTAACGCAAAAATTCCTGTCCGTTTTTTGCCGTCAATCGTGATGCAATCCACACCTTGAGCTATTCCCGTTAACTTTCCAGTATCAGGGTTTCTTGTACCGCTGAACATCTTAGGGGACGCCACCCACTCCCCATCTATCATTGTTTTGTTATCATCCCACGGTTTGAGCCAATCCAATAAATTTGCATCCTGACCGTTCCAAACGCGAGTTATAGTAAACGTTTTTTCAAATGTAATCTTTCCTTCGCAATTGACGACGATATCGAGTGCCGCCCTATCTTGGCTTACTTTTGTGATAGTGATTACACCATTAGCGATGGAGTATTCACATCCGGATGCAGTAATGGTAAGCGAGTAGGTTCCATGCCCGGCTATATCTGCATACGAAAGAGAGGTTGCACCATGCCATGCGTGTATCTTGGTCTGCACCTTGAATCTTTTTGTAACGACCTGGCTGTCGGCTGTATATACCAACTCGTTACCTGCCACAACATTGATGATATCATAGAGTGATGAGTCAATCTCTCCTTTACTATTCAGTGTTATAATAGACTCGTAGGATGACAGTGCTACCGAATAGGCATCATCGCCATCAAAGCTATAATTCGCCCATAAAGCAGGTGCAGAGAAGCTACCCCATACGCCGTTTATCTTCCGGCGTTGGCTGGCAAACTCATGCGGCCAGAGTGCCGACGTTCCGGTCTGGTCATTCGTCCAGCCATCAGGTACATATTGGTCTTGATTCTTTCCAGTCGGCTTAGCTGGCGCAGTATTGGTTTTTGTGCGGCAGAAGATAATCTCGAATCCCGGACCATCTTTACCATCATCTCCATTTGTACCGCCAATGCGGACAGCCGTCCACGTTTTAGGTTCAGTTGCAGGCGGAATAACAACACCGCTGCGCATCCAAAGATACTGTCCGGAAGATACAACAGGAGGCGCATCTTTCCAACCCGATGCCGGAGCGTCAGTCAGTGATTCATTTGCTGCAAATTGATAGTCGGTGTATTGACCGTTTTTACCTGTTTCACCTACAATGCGAAAAGCCGGAGTCCACTCACCCTCACCAATGCGCTGACGCATATACAAATCACCAGTAGCAAACGAGGTATGCCAGCTTTCGCCATCGGCAGAGTACTCAGCATCCACCGAGTTGCCGTTTACCCCGCCAATACGTACAGCAGTCCACGTTGTCGGAGTCGTTAAAGGGGGCGTCACTACACCGCTGCGCATCCAAAGATATTCCGATGCCGAAACGCCTGTAGGTACATCTTGCCACCCTTCGGTAGGAGCAACTGTTGCAGAGGTTGATTTCGCAAACTGAAAGTCGGTGTACTGCCCGTCCGCACCATCTTCGGCAACAATGCGATTGATGCTTCCCGATGCGACTCCGTTGGTGTATAGCTGCATATAGATATCACCTTGCGCAAATCCGGCATGCCAATCCGTGCCGTTAACTGAGTATTTTGCAGTAACCGAATCGCCATCTTTACCATCCTTCGCATATCGCGACCAAGGAGCCGGGTTTGAATATGTCCCCCAAGTACCATTTACTTTTACCCGCCTTGATATCAACTCGTAGATAAACTCCGATGTCGTCCCGGTAGGGTTATCCATCCATCCTGCCGGAACAAACCCGTCGGTGTTTTCCGAGTCGGGCACTAGAGCATTGTCAACCTTAGAGCGCAAGTAGATAAACTCAATATCCTTTCCGTCCGCACCCGTAAAGCCGCGCTCACCATACACTCGCGTCAGGGTAAATGTCTTTTTAACCACTGCAATACCCTCGCAGTTGATTTCAATATCCAGCGTAGCCTTGTCCTGAGTAATCTTTGTTATTGTAATCACTCCATCCGAAAGGCTATATTCGCAGCCTGTGGCAGTAACAGATACCACATACTTACCCGCACCGACCACATCGCTTTGCTCCAGCTTCGTTGCTCCACAAGTTGCCTGTATACTAGTCTGTATCTTGTACTTCGTAGTTACAATCTGATTATCTCCTGTATAAGCCGATTCATTGCCGGACACAATATTGATGATGTCATACAATGATGAGTCAATCTCACCGTCACTATTGACAGCCACTACAGCATCGTAAGAGGAAAGCGAGACGCTGTAGCCATCTTTCCCGTTATCTCCTTTGAGTTCTTCTTTCTGCTCAGGTGTAAGCTTGATATATCCGGCAAAGTATCCATTACTCTGATATGAACCAGTTCCGTGCATGGTATAACCGTTAATGGTAAGTCCTTCCACATCGCCATATTGAGCACTGATATTCCGGTTCGGGTCAATCTCCCATGTATTTACGCCTACAAGATATCGCTTGTAGGTGCGTGTCGAATAAGCTGATGCCTGACGATTCTTATCTGTAGCATTACCATACACAGCAAATTTCATAGATCTGCATGGATGTACTTTCGTACCGGGTTTCAACTCGTACTGAAAGCTCTTTCCATCAGCAAGCAGTTTGGTTGGAGTGAAATATGACGTTGAAAAGCCGGGCATCGTAGAGAATCCACACCCATCTATTTCACTTGTGGTAGCATTGCCTGTAAGATTGTGGAACAGCCCTCGTGCAAAGTCATTCAGATGTACGCCTCTGAGCTCTCCGGATTCTAACTTTAAAGTAGCTATCTTGTTGATGGTATCTACCGATTCGATAATCCCAAAGGCGATACTATTCCAAAGTTCGCCAGACACTACATCTATACGGTTAAATCGAAGTTCCGGTACTTCAAGAAATTCATTCAACTTTAAACCTTGCATCTCGGCAAAGCCCTTTTCGTTAATATATGCACCAGAACCACCCAAGCCTGAAACAAAATGCCCAATTTTAATACCCTTCAAAAAAGTAATCATCCCAGCCACAACATCATCCCATAATCGGCTAATGAATGAACGTATGCTTTTCTTTGCCGTGTACAGATTCGAGTCACTCGCCGGGGTATTCTCCCAGCTTTTTATCATATCCGGCAGCCCGGCCATTGCTGCTTGTGCATAATGCTTGGCATCTTTAATACCTTGCTCCATAACAGCCTTTCCACCGGGGTTCGCCAAATCGCTAATCTCAATATCAGCCGACAACGGTTCGTTCACCTTACGGGTGATCTTCGTAATTCGACTGTCTCGGTAACCTGTCTGAGGAAAGTATTTATCACTCATCAAGTGTATACGCCGGCCAACGGTAAGTGATACATTTCGCTTGCCCAGATCGATATAGTCCGTAGGTGCTTTATACACACTCTTATCGAGTTTGTTTTTCTTCATGTATTCCGCTACGGCAGTCTCAAACTCCGTCTCCGCCAATGCGTAGTACTCCGTAGGCATGGTGATATTATAGAGAATGTAATCATCACCGGGTTTCATTACCAATGCACCAGGCAACTGCATTTCATTGTCGTATGGCCATTGGGTGATAACTTCGAACTCCTTTTTATCGGCGTGGTAGTTTACCTCGAAGTCGCGTCCTGCCAAGTCTCCCGTTTCAAAGACAACATGCTTAATCAACCCGGCTATTACATATTCGTTCGGGTTGAAGTTCAACCCCGGATCAGTGAAATAGTAGATATCAAAAGGCTTTTTGTTTTCACCCGTTTTGGTCTCTTTCCGAACCACACCCACCTTGCCGACTCTGCGCGGATATATGGATGCAAAAGCGGCTTCCTCGTAGTGCTCAATCACTCCGTAGTGTGTATTCTGTTCAAGATACTTCACACCACCGGGTAGATGAAGGCGGCTGCTTCCGTATTTCTTTGGATCGATGTTTCGGTTGCTTCCCATTGGAAACAAGCGGGTGAAGAACTTGGCGTTCTCGTTCGTATCAAGCGTGATCTCTTTGAGCCCATTCTCGTATCCCAGTTCAATAAGTTCGCCATATTCACACCGGCACAGGTTGACGGTAAGCCCGTCTATCCACCATTCTGTTTCGGCAGCAGTGGCAATGGCTGCAAGCGCATCGTTACAATAGGTTCCGTTATAGTCGATAGTGAGGTTATCGGTAGCAATAACCTCGCCTACCTTCCAATCGGTGGTTCCCATCACACGGTTGATGTTCTCTACCACCAGCCTTACTTGTTCGATTGCCGGTGCGGTAAGAGAGAAGACAGGATTCAGCTCATTGTCCACTGTCTTCAGGCAGAGAGCACGACGGATCACGCTTTCGATGCCGTAGAACTTCGTGTTGTAATTCCATTCAACCGTCGATTTCTGATTCGGGATATAGGCTTCGAGCATCCGGTACCGTTTGCCTAAGAAATCGACATAGTCGTTCACATCGAGCTGCACGCAGTCAAAGAGGACAAAGGACAGGCTCAGGATGCAGTCCGCCATCAACCCCTCGGCAAGTGTCGACGAGTCGGCGGGCGATACGGTTGCCTTTAACTGCCCCTCTTTATTATAGATGTTGAGTTCCATTTGATCAGTATTTAATCATTGTTCAATCGTTATTCAAATACCCGGTTTAGGCTCGCGAAGCTTCAACTTAAAGCGCGATGCATACACCGCCTCTTCTTTCAGGTATGTTAGTTGCTCATAATTGGTACAATCCTTATAATACATCTTATAAGTCTTATTCAGTTCCGGTACCTCGATGTTAAGCCAACCACTCTTCAAAAGCGTGATAAAAGCTGTGTATTTGGCAAACCAATCGGTTTTCGTTTCGGCGGTGATCGCAAAATGCAGGGTGATGTCACGCGCCTCGAAACGAGGAATCGGCAGCACATCCGGCAATGCCTCCCCATCTTGCTCGCGATACGCAACGGCTGTATATGGCTTCATCGCCGGGGGCTTGAGTAACTCGTTATAGTTCGCATGATCCCCGGCTTTGAGTTCGGTCAGGTAAGCCCCATAAGTTGTATATACATCCTGTCCGTTTATCAGTAGTAGTCCTTCCAATACCTGTTCCATCTTATTGCATTTTAAATCCGTCACGTTTCAATTCCGAGATATCGGCGGCCATCTGCTCCAAATACTTGCAATAAGCCGTGTTCTCAACTATTTTAGAGAGTGCGTCAATGGCTTTGCCCATGATCATGGAGATATCCTTCACCGTATCGTCAATATTGCTTACATGCCCTTGTACAGAGGTAAACAGCCCTTCGAGCTTCGTGCCCTGATCTTGTGTTATCGTAGTGAAGTCTCCGGCTTTGCCACTTTGTGATGTTGTTGACTCCCACCCGAAGTCCTTTGCCATATTGTCCCTGGCGGCCGTCATGGCTTCGATGAGCTCTTTATATTTCTTCTGAATATCGTCGGATTCAGTTTTCGTTATATCGATTCCTCCGGCCGATTGATCATCGGCAGCAGAAACCCAGAGTTGATACAGGCTGTCGATCTCTTTCTGGAAGTTCTTGGCAACCATTGCACCCAATATCGATTTTCGAAGATATTCTCCAAAGTTGTTTGCCATATCGGCGGCAGACATATCCATATTTGCCAGATTCTCAATAAAACCATCATAGAAACTATCGTAAGATATTCCGGTAATGGCCTCCTGCCATTTGTCAATAACATCTTTCCCCTTGTCTCCTGCATCGATAATGGCTTGAAGGGCTTTTTGCTGCTCTTCAGGGAGCTTCGCCCAAAACTCCTTATATTGGTCACGAATGATGGTTAACTGCTTACCCGACAACGTGGATAGTAATCTGGATGAAAGCAGATCATCTCCACTGGCGTTTATACCCATTTCTTTCACAATGGTTGCCCAGGTATCCATTCCCGTAAATCCCATCATTTTATTTCCGCTCTCGTAGGCTATTTTCCGGTATACATCCGTTTGTTTGTTCAGCTCTACCATTGCTTTCCTGGCGCTGTCAATGGCAGAGAAACCATAACCGAACTTAATACCCTCTTTTTGTTTGTCTATGATCTTATCGTAGATATCAACGATTCCGTTCAGTTGTTCAATGTATTTTCTCCTTTTCGCTTCCTCATCTTCTCCTTTGAACAGTTCGGCTATTTTGGTGGCTATCTGTATGGCAGTGCTGATGATGGCCAGGATAACAGACGCTTTTTCAACATTGCTAATTGCAGTGGCCGATGTATCGGCAACCGCTTCTATTCCATTCATAACAGACATAGTAAAGCCGCTGATATCACCGATCAGGTTGATAATCTGACCCGACTGTCCTCCGACGGAGTCTCCTACGTCTTTTATGGAGGAAAAGAGTTCATTCATTTCGTCATTGACCTCTTTCTCCGCCTTCTTTACTCTGGCACTCGACCTGGCAACATTATCTTGTGCCCTGCTGTAGTCCTGAGCAGCCTTAGTAGCGGTCAGATACGTTTTTTCAGATTCGATTTTACCCGTGTCTTTATTGAACTTACTTGCTTTCACACCTGTAACCACCTGTTCGCCACGCTGCACTGCAATTAGTTGCTGTTGAGCCTTGGCAAGCTCCTGTTCTGCCTCTGCCAACTCCGCTTTCCGGTCGGCAAGCGTTTGGAAAGGGTTGCGGGCGTCCAGTTCATCCATGATCTCCTGAATGGTGGTTGTGTACTCACGGAGCTGATCGGGAGACAACACTTGTGCGGCGGCACTCTTGGCATTCTCCAGTTGCGCCAGCAGAGAGCTTAACGTATCCGATGAAGTCTCTTTGAGGTTTTCAAAGGCACGTACGTATTCGGGAGTCTCTTTGAGTTGATTGAAGTCCAGCTTAATGAGTTCTTTCCCCTTATTGGCGGTAGCTTGGGCGATGGCACGGTTCGTCTGTTCTACCTTTGCCGTATCGCCTTCTTGCTGCGCTTTATCACGCTCTTTCTGTATCTTTCTGATATCTTCATTAAACTTCTTTTCGATAGATAAACGTTGGTCGGTATAATCCTGATACTTTCCCACTAAACTATCGAAATCTTTCTTCTGCTTGTCGGCATACTCTTTTTCAATATCAACAAACTCTTTTACATAGACCTCCGAAGCTCCTTTGCGCTGTTGGCTTGCTTGAGAGGTAACTGCATCTACCTGTTCCTTTGAAACGGGAAGCCCTTGTTTTTTCGCTTTGGCCAAGGCTTCGAGACGTTCCCGCTCTTCCTGATCGATTCTCAGTAGCTCCGCGTCAAAGCGGGCACGGGCAGCAGCCTTTTCCTTGGCAGCACCTTTCTCCATAATAGAGACTTTCATCTCTTCGATCTTTTGACGGGCTTTGAGCTCTGAATCGGAAATTTTATCGATTAGGTTTTCTTTGTTCTGTGTCGTTTTATTCGGTGTAAATTCTTCGTTCTCTATTTTTATAGCTCTTAAATTCAACTCTTCTGCTTCTTTGAGTAACTCTTCTTTTCTCGTATTTTTTTCTTCTAATGCATCATTGTAGGCAACCATCGCAGGGTCTGAGCCAAATTGATTTTTAGTACTACCTGTAATAAAGTTATCTAATTTTCCACCCTTACCAAACCAAGGGCGTTTTTCATTCGGACCTTCAGCCTCTATCTTTTTTATCTCGGCATCCACATTGACGGCTTCACTTATTAACGATTCCGCTTTTTGCTGAACGAAAAGCATCTCAATATATTTCGCCGATTTTGAGGTCAGTGTATCGTACCACTCAGATAATGTTTGGTAAGTCCCAAAAGTATTTCCATATTTACTATTCAGGTTGTCAATCAAAGACTTTTCTTCTTTTCTATTTCCATTGAACGTGCGTATAGCAGCTATTGAAGCATTTATTGAAGCAGTTGTTTTTACTGCTGTTGAGACAGCATCTTTCTCTACCTCATTCAACTTTAGTCGTGCTTCTCGAGCCTCGTCCATCGCATTTTTGCCAAAAAGAAAACTCTTTCCCCAAGCTATAATATCTTTTCCATACATGGATAGTAAGGTGATTCCTGCCACCATTGCTGTCTGCCATGAAAAAATAGAAGACAACACCTGTTTCCACACCGGAACAGCCGTCTTTCCTGCTTTTGTTAACGCATCATACTCTGTTCGAGCCATCCTTAGATTATCCGCCAATATCGGCAAGTTGTTCGATATCGCCAGAAAGAACATATTTGCTCCCATTGTCAGCGATGGTAACTCACGCGCCACTTGCTGAATACTAAACCCGAGTCCGTTAAATTGCGAAGCAGCAGCACGGGGCACCGACGGGTGAACGATGGGTGCGTCTGCCCCTCTTCTCTTGACCTCTTCCAACTCAAGGAGCTTGGCTTTTAGTTCGTCAATCTCTTTCTTGAGTGCTTCCATCATGGCGATGTTGTCCGTTTGGTCGGCAATGGTTTGGGTCGTGCCGGCAAACTGTGTTTGCATCTCCTTAAGCACCTTTTCCAACTGACGGATCATCACTGTATTGTCCTGAATGCTCTTCTCGACCACACTCATGTTGCCGATGACAGATTGCATACCCTCTTTGGTATTGTCGCGAGAGATAAATTCTAACAGTACAGGTTCCATGCGTTATTCTTTGGTTTCTTTGAGTTTTGTTTGAAAGAATGCCAGTGAGCTACCTCGCTGCCGGGTTCCCTGTCCTTCTTCCTCTTTTTTCTTCTTTACGTATCGCGGTGCGTCGGCGGCCATCAGCAGCAAGGTGGGGTAATTGACTTTCCACAGCAAGTGGTGCAAGCTCCATCCCGTAGCTGATGCAATCTGCCAGAGCATACCAAAGGGGCTATGGGAACCTTCCATATGGCCCGTTAACTCCCCTTTTCCGGTTGGCTCAGCCTCGGTTTCATCAGGTTCGTCGCCTGTGCCGAGCTGATAATAGTCATAAAATCCTTTGGGTTGAGTAGCTTGAGCATCTGAAACCAAGCCTCTTGCAGAAACCCGGGATGCACCCGCCAGCGAAGCCACCAGGCAACAGGCTTGCAAAAGAGCATTCCGCTCAGGTAGCCACGTACCAATGTCAATGCCACCATCTCACTCACCGCCTTGCCATGAACCGACATGAACTCCATGTTCTGTTCAAAAGTGTTTTCCTTCAACTGCTCATAAGATACCCCCATTTTGAGGTACTTGCGATCAATCCGAAGCTTTGAACCATAGCAAGGTACGCGCATCACCACCCGTCGGGGCTTCTTCTTGCTGCCAAGGTATCGAAGTGGGCGGACAGGAATTGCCACACCCACATCGAGCAATATATCGGCTGCTCTGAGTTCTACTTCACTCATGGTTATTTAGCCTGAGTAAGTTCGATGGTTGCTGTTTTTGCCGAATCAGTTGCCAGCGTCAACGTGATGGTACCTGTTTTGACAGTCGATCCGTCATTGGCGGCAGCCGTGATCACCAGGAAGTTTCCATCCTGAACGATGGTAAACCCGGCTGGAGCAGCCGATACTGTCAACGCGCCCGAAGAGCTCATGCGTACCACTTTGGTGCCACCCGCTTTAACAAACTGAACCGTACTGTTATCTACCGATACATAAGGCTCTGCCATACCGATGGAGAAAGGAGACGTACCGCCTGTCGGAGTGATTACTTCCGCCTCACAATCCAGGTACAGGTTACCCGAGTTGCCCAGTTTACCACGTACAACCGCGTTGAGAGACAACATCTTGATATCGATCAACTGACCGGTTCCCGTTTTGATCTGTGCAGGCCCTTCGATAGTCACCACATCCGATGGAGCGTCCCATTTATCGCCCGTAGCCGTACCACCTGCCAATGCCACACAATTCTCTGCAAGGAGTTGTATCATCTGGAAGGTGAACATGTTGGTGCCCGGAGTAGCAAGTACCTTCTTTACCGGGCCACCCCGACGCTGTGCGGCAAACAGTTTATTATAGGTAGGCTTGTCGCCTCCCCAGTCAATGCCTTCCTGAGAAATCAAACCAATTGTTTTCCCGCCCATGACTAGTTCGTCAAGCAGCATGATGTGTCCGTCATTTACTTTTTCCATAATTTTATACTTTTTCCGTTTATATACTTTTTAAGTGCTATTAAAGCGGCCGCACCGACCGATAATTGTCCGATCCGAATCCAGAACCATTGCCATCCGGTGGGCTCGTTGACGATCTCAGGAGGCTTTTCTGATACTTCGGTAGCGTCCCGTATCCGGGTCAACTCTTCGGTGAGCCTGATTACTTCCCTGGCGAGTGAGTCGCAGGTAGCCGTTATAGTGAGTGTATCGCCTTCACCCCGTCGGATATCCAACGAAGCCTGTCCGCTACGCTTGTTATAACCTGTCCCGATCGGCAACTGTGTAAGAGCGTTCATCGGTATATCCATCTTCGCCACGCTCATGGGTACAGGCACCAGGCTCTGCTCGAATCTTTTTTCGACTGCCAGACTGTCGCTGCGGTGGGTCGAGGTCAATCCGTTCGGACTTCTGCAACTCATCGCGCATAGGGCAATCAGCAAAGTGCACGCAACTGGTCGCTTTCTGAATGGTTTGATTAAGCTGTCGAACAGCTTTATACAATCTTTTATTTTCATTCTGTAGTTCGATTAATGTACCGGATATGTTGTCGTACATATCCTTGTAAATGTCATTCTTCTCTTTCGCTTCACGGGCTTTCCTCACATCGCGATAGAATATCCATCCTAAAACGGTTCCGGCACTGCCTACAGGAACAAGCCATTGAAGTATCTGCATTATTAAATCCGTAGACATGCCTTCTTCTTTTTAGAGGTTTTACAATAGTTCCCAGCCTGCTTCCACGTCTGCCATGACAGCCCGTTTGCCATTCTCTACTTGACTCATGGCAGCCGCCAGGCGGCACATGGTCTCTTTGTCGTTGATGTCGACCACATGGTCGGCACCCATCCCCGTCAGTGTTCGCACCGTAGCGATATAGCTTTGTGTATCGTTCTCACTGGGTGGTGCCCACCGGCTGATCATGGTGCGGATGGTACGGCAGTTGTTCAACCTCGAGTAGTTTTGCAGCAACTTGATCATGGCGCGATAACCGTAGGCCATGCTCTTAAATTGTTTGAAAGCCGAGTCGGTGGAGGGGATGATCTCCCCCTGCCACTCGGTTTTACTCTTACGGATATTGCCCGGATTGTTGTTACGTAGTCCTCTCATGGCTTTATTCCGATATGGCGGTTTCACCCAGTTTGATGTATCCGTTTCCGTCCCACATCAATGTGGTTACTTTCTTTCCGGCACACTCCACGCCTTTCACTGTTGCCGCTCCGGCTCCTCGGTTGGATAAGATCAACATAGTTCCCGGCTGAACGGTGGTCTCTACTTGGACAGTAATTGACGTGGCACTATTCACCTCTGCCAGCGTCGGGCTGCAATCATGCGCCAGTTTGTTATCTACTACCCCACGCTTGATGGCGATGGGAAAAACAGTGGTGACACAACGCTCACCCTCCTCGTTGTAAGGAGCGAAGAAGTCAAAACTTCTCCGCGATTTCATGTTAATGTGGCTCATAACTTCTTAATTAAGCTTTGGTTGAATAAATTGCACCGAGGTATTTACCGTTGATAGGCAAGGCAATACCGCGCATATTGAAACCGACGATATCACCACGATATTCGGGGTCATTGAGTCGATAGTACATATCGGCTGTGCCTTTGGCGCGACACACCGAATCCTTGTGGTAGGCAAAAGACGCAATGGCATCCGTTGCCGATACAGGAGCATTCCAAGCCAGTTTCACTCCGGTAGTTCCATTGAAACGAGGTGTTTCCGAATAAATCTCTACCTTGAAATTGAAGAGACGGTTGGTAGAGAAGAAGGTTTTATACATATCCATATCCTGCAACTGCAAATCGGATACATGATAAGGATGTAA